TACGAAGCTCCTGGAAGCTCTTGCTTTCCTCACCGTCACGAATCATGAATGAGGTATGCCAATGCTGATCGAGCTTCACCGGAACGTTCGTCGCGGTGGCGTTCTGCACGGTCACATCATCAGTGTCGATCTTACGCGCCGCAGTGAACGTAGCCGGCTTACGGGTATTGACAACATCGCCATAGCTAGCAATCTCGTTCTCGAAATCTCTGTGAACGAGCATACCAGCGACGAGGTTAGCCTCAAGAATCATTAACGATTCCTGCGCCCAGACCTCCGGGATAAACGCGTCGTTATCGTTCGCGTATACAGTCTGCCAAATCTTCGCTTTACCAAAATCCATCTAACGTGCCTCCTTAGCCGAAGTTAATCGCACCCTTCTGTCGTGCCTCGCGGTACTTGACAGGATCTTTAGCAAGCTCACGAAGGTCAACAACACCCCCGGGCTTACGAGTAATCCCACCAACACCGCCCACTCCCTCACTCTGAAATAGATTGAGGTAACGGTCCATCTCACGCATCCTCTTGACAGCTTCCGCAGTGGAAAGCTCAAGAGTAACGGACTTACCGGTCTTATCCACATCACTTAACGTAACCTTCGGGATAAGATTACCGGTAGGCTTACCCTCGCTGTCGAGTTCCTCGACAAGACGAGTCATTGGCCGCACAATAGCGACAATTTGCTCGGGAACAAAAGCCTTTGTCAATACCGCGGCATCCGTGATAGCGCGAACAATTGTAGACTCAACGTAACGGTTCTTCCAATTATCCCTCTCTGTAGAGAGTTTCAACTGATCGTCCTTATACTGCTTCTCCAACTTTTCCCTATCCTTCTTTGCAAGTTCTTCCTTAGTCATTAACTCGCGTTTGAAAGTTTCAATACGACCCTCTAAAGCGGTACGCTCTTCATCTGTAAGCGTAGCTTTCGTTTTGAGAGCCTCAAGTTCATCCATTGCGTTTTGAATCTTTTCCTGGTGCTTACGGCGGTCAGCTGCTAAAAACTTATTTACATCTTCCTGCGTAAACTGTTTAGTATTGCCAGCACTACCACCACTACCAGCACCAGCCCCGTCGCCAGCGCCGCCACCTGCACCAGCTCCAGCACTGGCACCTGCTCCAGCGCCGGCACCCGCAGCAGCAGCATCATCATACACATTATACCAAACGCGATTTCTTAACATCAACATTGTTCACTCCCTCAAGAAACCCTACTGACATCTACCGTGTTCACATCGCGTAAATAGGGCTTGAGATAGCGCCATGCACTAACGCTTGGTATCCCTGCTGCGATGTGTTCACTAGGTAGACTTCTATCGTAGGTAGACCGCACATTTGCGTAACCCTGAGATACCATATTTAAATTCTCAAACTCAAGCTCAGGGTCTACACCATCCAACAACGCTAAAGCAACCTCGGCGCAAGCAAATTTAATGTCGTCTGGAACCACTGTATCATTATCTCTAGGAAATTGTAAAGCCTGTGATGCATCGGTCTTAACGCCTTTGAAGTTAAGTCTATCAATGATTTTAGTTGCATTCATTAATGCTTTCGATTTATCGGTTACAAGTGAATCATCCCAAGCATCGGTATTAAGTCTAGAGTCAAAGTATGCTTGTGCTTCTAATAGGGTAGCATATGAGGCACTTATCGCTGGTGTAAATACCGGTATTGTTCCTGCTACATATTCAACATCCAAGTTAGTACGTGTAATCTTGAAATAATACTCATACTCAAGATCATCATCTAAATCAGGAGTAACATAAGTATATACACCAGTAGACTCCTTAACAGTTGGAGCTAATGCTGCCACTATTACAGTTCCAGATAGTTTCTCACGGATACCCCACAAACCAGTAGGATTCGACAATACGACAGATGATGCATCTTTCAATACATTATCTTCATAGTTCTCAACGTAAATTGTTCTAACTGACATTACAATACTCCTGTACGTGTACTACTTGAACCAGTTTTAGTTTCCGATACTATCGGAGTACCCCCACCACCTGATAATGTACCAAGTCGTGTAATGCCTCTAGTAATATAAGATAGATTCAACTTAACGTTTTCTGCTAACATATCGGTATTGCGTAGGTTCTCACCGGACATCCTACCGCGTGAACCTACTGATACAGCATTTGTATTACTCATGGGTTACTCCCAAACAGGTGTCCATACAACAGGATTAGTACCAGTAGCCGTTAATGTAACAATTAATGTACCACTTGTATCATAGTATTTAATAACCGTACCATCCGCACTAACACTACTTTTGATACCCATGATTTTGCACATCTTATTTAAAGCCGCTAAGCTTATGCTGTCCGCTGACAATCCATCAGCAGCAATACTTACTGCATCACCAACTGCCAAACTAGCTAATACTTCGTCGAGAACCGGTAGATTATAATTATTACCAGAAACAGTAGCAGCTACAATAACAGTTAATCTATCACCAGCAGTGAAGCTCGCACCCACTGATGGTGTGCAAGTAGCAGTATACAGTCCTGTGCCAATCTTAGTGATAGTTACAGCTAAAACATCTACTGCACCATTCTTACGTGCTGAGCCACTTATAGCTGATGCATCAACCTGTAAGCCTGTTTCAGCATCAAGTAATGCAAATGTTACTCTAGCTTCTGTACCAAGTTTTATTGACATTTCTCACCTATCCTAAAATCTGTGCTTGAACTCTACCAAGAGCTTCTTGCATACGGAATAGCACGGTTGTTCCTTCCGGAGCGTTAGTACCGTTACCACTACTAGTCATTGTGAACGTTGGAGAAGCCGAACTTCCGGCTCCCGTAACTGTATGTTCACTAACCACAAGTGCACAGTCGTCACCACGGTTAGTACCAGCATCATGACGTTCAGCGACTGCCGCAAATGTAGCTGCTCCTATAGTTGGTTCCTCTGATGAAAATGTATATGCATCTGTATTAATTGCTGATACTGCTACAACTACATCACCAACCTTAACGTCTAAAGCTTGTGCACCAGTTGTACTCCAAGTATTACTACCAGTAGTATCATCAGCACCGACGCTAGCAGCGAATAGCACCGGTCTTGTAGAACGGTATCTTACTATCACACCGATAGCACTATTACCACTTGTTATTGTTACTGCCTGTGAACCAGATTCCGTACCAACAGCTATCTTATAATATACACTTACCCTACCGTAGCCTTGATCAACACTACCATCACCATTACCAGCGTTCGTACCTTGTGCTCCTGTTATAAGTGTCCAACCAAGAGGTGTACTAGGATAAACTGCCTTCTTACAAGCTACACAAAGTAAGAAGATATCGCCGGCAGCTAAGCCAGTTACAGGATAAGCCAGTGAAAGAGACGTTGTACCCGTATCTGCTACACCAGTCTGTTGCCAAGCTATAGTCATGCGCGTGTGACCTTCAAAGCTAGTGTAACGCGCGTTACAGTTGCAACACTATCTACATTAAATCTTAGAACCTGTCCAGCACTGATTGCAACCGTTGACCAGTTGGCTACAGCCGCTTGACCACAAGTTGCGCCAGAAATAGTAGGCTTGTTGCCACTACCGCCCACCATAGTATCAGCAACAGTCGGCGGATAGTTTGCATATGAATCCTTCCATACATCGACAACAATAGATCCACTAACATCAGCAAGAACTGTCCATGCCGTTATATTACAAGCGAAGTCAATAATTAAATCACCCTTAACGCCAGTAGTTATTACTGCTCCACCACCGTCAATAATAAAGATTATGTCGAAATCAGTTATGCCAGGTCCAGTCGGTCCTGTAGGACCATCAGCGCCTGTTGGTCCTGCTGGGCCAGATGCACCAGTCGGACCTGCGGCACCAGACGGACCGGTCGGGCCTGCTGAACCTGTCGGACCTTGTGAACCAGTTGGGCCTGCTGGACCAGATGAACCTGTTGGGCCTGCTGCACCAGATGGACCAGTCGGTCCTGGGACTGTTGAAGCTGCTCCAGAAGGTCCGGTTGGGCCTGCTGGGCCAGTTGGTCCTGGAACAGTTGATGCTGATCCGGTTGGTCCTTGTGCGCCAGTTGGGCCTGCTGGACCAGAAGCACCGGTTGGACCAGCGGAACCAGTCGGACCGGCTGGACCACTAGAACCTGTAGGACCAGCCGAACCTGTTGGGCCTGCTGGACCAGAGGAACCTGTTGGACCTTGTGCGCCAGTCGGACCTGCTGGACCGGATGCACCAGTGGGACCCGCGGCACCTGACGGACCAGTCGGACCCGGGACTGTTGAAGCTGCACCTGTTGGACCTTGCGCGCCAGTTGGACCCGTTGGGCCTGGAACTGTTGAAGCTGCGCCAGTCGGACCTTGTGCGCCAGTCGGACCGGCTGGGCCAGAGGAACCTGTTGGACCTGCTGGGCCAGAGGAACCTGTTGGGCCAGTTGGTCCCGGAACTGTTGAAGCTGCACCTGACGGACCTGTTGGACCTGCTGGACCAGTTGGTCCTGGAACTGTTGAAGCCGCACCTGTTGGACCTTGTGCACCAGTAGGCCCGGCTGGGCCAGAGGAACCAGTTGGACCAGTTGGACCGGCTGAACCAGTTGGACCTGCTGCACCTGATGGTCCGGTCGGTCCTGGTACTGTTGACGCCGCACCTGTTGGACCTTGCGCGCCAGTCGGACCTGCTGGGCCAGAGGAACCAGTAGGACCAGTTGGACCTATAGAACCAGTAGGCCCGGCTGGACCAGAAGAACCAGTTGGACCTGCTGCACCTGATGGGCCTGTTGGGCCTATTGGACCAGTCGGGCCTGGAACTATTGATGCCGAACCAGTAGGTCCAGTCGGGCCTGCGGGACCGATTGAACCACTCGGGCCAGTCGGACCTTGTGAACCTGTCGGGCCTGCGGCACCTGATGGGCCAGTCGGGCCTGGAACTGTTGATGCCGCACCAGAAGGTCCGGTTGGGCCTACGGCACCAGTTGGACCTTGTGAACCAGTCGGGCCTGCGGCACCTGATGGACCAGTCGGTCCCGGTACTGTTGATGCTGAGCCGGTTGGTCCGGTCGGGCCGGCTGGACCAACAGAACCACTCGGGCCTGTCGGACCTATGGAACCAGTTGGGCCTGCTGCACCAGAAGGTCCAGTAGGACCGACTGGACCTGTTGGACCTGTGATTGTTGAATCAGCACCAGTAGGACCGGTAGGACCAGCTGGACCAATAGAACCGCTTGGGCCAGTTGGACCTATAGAACCAGTAGGACCAGCGGAACCTGTCGGACCCGCTGAACCTGTTGGACCTGCAGCACCTGACGGACCAGTCGGTCCTGGGACTGTTGAAGCTGCACCAGAAGGTCCGGTTGGACCTGCGGCACCAGTTGGACCTTGTGAACCAGTTGGACCGGCTGAACCAGTTGGACCGGCAACACCAGAAGGTCCAGTTGGACCGATTGGCCCGGTCGGGCCTGGAACTATTGATGCCGAACCAGTAGGACCGGTTGGGCCTGCGGGACCGATTGAACCACTCGGGCCAGTCGGACCTTGCGAACCTGTCGGGCCTGCGGCACCAGATGGCCCGGTCGGGCCTGCGGCACCAGATGGCCCGGTCGGTCCCGGTACTGTTGATGCTGCTCCAGAAGGTCCAGTTGGGCCGGCTGGACCGACTGAACCGCTCGGGCCTGTTGGACCTTGTGAACCTGTAGGACCGGCTGAACCTGTTGGGCCTGCGGCACCAGATGGCCCGGTCGGTCCTATGGCACCAGAAGGACCAGTCGGTCCCGGTACCGTAGATGCTGCTCCAGAAGGTCCGGTCGGACCGATTGGACCAGTCGGTCCTGGAACTGTTGATGCCGCACCAGTAGGACCGATTGGACCAGTAGGACCAGCTGGACCAGTAGGTCCAGATTTGGTAGAATCAGCACCAGTAGGACCAGTTGGACCCGCAGGGCCGGTTGAACCTGCTGGTCCAGTTGGTCCCTGTTTTGGCGCGCCGAGAACGAAGACTAACACAGTTGATTACTCCGAATCTCCGTAACCAACCCACATAACAGATAACTTATCTGAACCATTACCCTTAACATATAGTTCATTCGTATTGATACGCCCTTCCCTATTGTAAGAAGGAATATCCTGTGACAAACCACCACCATCTAATTCAAATGGCTGGACGGCGGCATCGCCAAAATTGATTAATCCAGAATTGGCAGCTGGTGCCTGTAGAAATAATACTGATATCTCATCAGGGATACGTGAGATTAAGCTCTTTAAGGTCGCAGCCGCAGCACCAGGAGTAATGCTTGCAATCTTCATTTTACACCTTTCCCACTTTGCACGCCTTGCGTGCCCTTCTTATCGTCCCGGGCATTCCTACCCGGATCAGGATCTAAATCCGCAACACCCCTGGCTGCGGCTTTACTTTGTGAGATAGCGATTCTAGCAGCACGGTCAGCTTGTTCAGTGTCAGCTTTCTTAACATCTCCTTCTGGATAACCCTTAGACTTAGCAGCAAGTTCCTTACTGAGAATACCTTGTTCGACATCATCAAAAATGATTTTAGAATCAGTAATTGGTACTTCTGATTTCTCAATCTCTGCATAAATCTTTTCTAAAACAGTTTGAGAAACTTTTGTTCCGATTACTAAATCAGCTACCTCCTTCATAACCTCCCTCTTAAACGTGATAGAAGATACTTTATTAGCCTGATCAGTGAGTTCAGTAGCTTCTTTTCTGGCTTCGCCTTCCGTGCGTAAAGAATACTTCCGCGGATAGTGGATTGTAGGAACGTCTGGTTTGGTTCTATTCTCGTATTCCGCCCATACCTCCGCAATCTGTCGTTCACCATACTCAAGCTCCAAGCCGATGTAACTTAAACCGGCTTCTAAGCCACGTTCGTCATAAGACCTCGCTTCCGCAGAAGCACGACGGGGTTCGATGTTTGTGATGGCTAAATTGATTAACTGACGAATCTCCTGCTTCATCTGCTCCTGTTTCTCCATCGAAACACGGAGAGGTTCAGCAGAAGGATTAATGAAACCAGGACGTTCAAGACCTTTAGAATATCGGCGTCCCTTAGTGACACCGATCTTGATTTCCTTGTCACGGGCAATCTGTGCCTCAGCACTTATACCTGGATAACTATCACTTTCAGAGGCATCAGCTAGTCTCGTTTGCATCTCTGCATTAGGATGGAACTGTTCAGTATAGAACGGGAAATTACTCTTAATGGCGTAAGTAACGTCGGATGAAGCAATATTGAGTAAAGCGATTTGATAATCTGCCACATCGGTAAGTAAGCTAGCACCGATGTCGAAAATCATGAACGGTATACGTGTCAGTCCAAGGATTGCTGGCGGACTTTCTGCCTTACCATTTGTATCATAGAAAGTTACCTCGACGCCCTTATCGGTAAGTTTGAGAAGACGGTAGCGTTCGATGCTCCCGCCAACGAGTCCGAACTCCGTACTAAGTGTGTAATCGTGATCCCTAAGTAGAACAGCTATAAGTTCGTTATCTCTATCATAAACCCATGAACGAATATCCTCAGCACCGTAGACATACAGATACGGACGAACATTTTGTGCTGTGGCTTTACTCTCACCCTCACTCAAACTATGCTTATCAATATAGACGCCCACCTTACCCATACTTAACATCTCAGGTAGGACTAAACGGCCAATGAAACCGTTCATTGTATTGCTATTATAATCAACACCACCATCGCCGCCGGCTACTGCTACCTGATAACTCTTCGGTCCACCTTTACGATTAATATCAGTCATACGCTGGAAGATTGCATTCTTAATATCGTTGAGCGCCGCTTTAGCATGAGCCGGTACGTAGGTTATCTCCCTGCGTGTATTGAAGTCGTCTGTATCTTCTCTCGAACTTAACTGCTGTAGGTACTTCTCTCTGAACGCCTTACCACCTTGGTACGTTAATCGGAATTTCTCCCAATCAGCGGCCATTAAATCGTATTCTGGATGTGTCAACGCATTTATTGACATCACACGTCTCCATCAATGTTTTGATTAGCGGATAGGCCGGCTGCTAACGGGAGAGCTATTTCCGCATAGGTATGTGCGTGAGCGTAGTGATCATCCTCATGGCCTGTCACATAACGCCCTGTAGGATTACCATCCTGGTCTTTATCATAAACTCTTACCGGAGCTTTAATATGTTCCTTATACTCTAGAGGCGTATCCTGTGGAAGCTGGACCGTCTTGGCCTTGAAACGTCCTAATGAACAGTCCATCCAAGATGTCCGGTCAACCGTGAGGGACAGTTCGGATTCATCATGCATATGGATTGTTTTACCGACGATCCCTCTACCGTAAAAACAAATCCTAGCATATCCCCAAAATCTGCTAGCGAACTCAAAAGCCTTCCGTCTTTCAGGATTAGCATCCACGACGGAGTACAATACTCGAAACTGCCTAACAAGATTATCAAGTTCCTCAAAATGTTCGACCTTGCCAACCTTAAGTATTCTGCTTCTCGCAGCGGCATTGAGGTCCGACCCTCTCTGATTCACAGACCAAGAAGCGATCTCATAGTGTAGATACTTGCCTACGTCCACACCCATTGTGACGAGGCCGCTTGTATTATTATTTGGCATCTTATAATCACCGATGCAACTATTTAGATTTGCATCGGTAATCTTTGCACCTTCAACAGTGTGCGTGAGTCCTAACTTGCTATTATAGAACTCCTGCTCATCATGTGCGTCATGCTGTGCGCGAAAGTATGCTTGTGCTAGAACGTAGGGCTTCACGGTCATACTGTATAGTTGATTAATATAGAAGCCCCTACTTAATCTATCTGTATAACTTGGCACCCACTTAGCGTTCTTAATCGATAGGAAATGTATTTTATCTTCATGGTCTAAGATGTGTTTGCATTCCTTACAGATGATATGACTCTTGATGATATCAGGATCATTGATATCCTTAGCAGTAATGACTAAACAATCCGGAAAGATTAGTTCTGTGAGTCTACTGCAATGCGGGCATTTGAAGAAGTAGTGATCTTGGCTGCTTTGTTTGAAATAGTAGTTGATACCATAGTTATCAACTGTTGGCGTACTAATCATAACAATCTGATACTGTGTCTGGCCACTTACCCGCTCGAAGACTAAGCTTATATTCTGCTGGACCATCTCATCTACTTCATCTAAAATTATAAGGCCAGCCGGTACGCTCTTCATCTGGCTTCTTGATCTACTCCCTCTTATGAATAGATTAGCGAAGCCCGCGCGTTTGTGGTGAATATTCTTTACATCGGTGAATAACTGTCTGAGATGCTTACAGTTCTCTAGCGCAGGATCGAAGCGTGATGTGGAGAAATCCTTTGCGTCAGGTGTCGAGGCCGGTAGAACATACAACACGCTCTGACCATTAATATCTATGGCGAAGAAGCATTTATTTAGGGCCGTTTCTGTGTAGGCCATTTGCGCGGCCTTCTGTCCGATCATCAGTTCCGCGTTGCAATCGTGCATATCCTTGACCCAAGGATGATGTAGGAATGTCCATTTTCCCTGGAAAGGTATTCCCATAATACGGTATTCCTCCGCCCAGCGTGAGCATTCCTTGATGCTCCGCCGACGGAGGCCCGCCGCTATTCGCTGACAGAGTAATGTTTCCAATTTATGCATCCGGCTCGTCACCAGAGAAGTTACCCAGCTTTCCTACCTCTCCTAGAATCAGATTCCCAATCTCATCAATGAGTTTGTCACCATTCTCCATACCACCGAGTACCGTACTGATAATCTGAATGACTCGTCCTGCGAAGTTGAGTAAGGCTTGCTTGTCAAGAACCTGTCCTAAATTTGTTTCGAGCTTGTGGCAACTGGTAACGACCTTCTCCACTTTCATAATTAAATCGCTGATCGCACCGGTATGCATGATGAGATCTACATCTTCCTGACACTTGCTGAAACGTACCTCCAGCAACATTCTTAGTATCGCGATTTCGTCCCTAAGATTCTTCAAATCAGGAGCAGCAAGTTTCTGGTCGATACGGGCTTGCCATTGTCCGAGTAGATAGTTACGGTAATGAACTTTCTCTTGAGCCTGTCCAGCTTTATTCCCGCCATGAGCCAAACAATACTCGCTCCCCGGATGCCGCTTATTAATACATTGCCCATTGCCAGTAATAGCCTGACAACGTTCGGGGTCTGCCGGATATTCAATTTTTGCGATGTCTACCATGACTTACACCTTTTTGGACAAGATTCATTTAAATCTATATCAACAGTCCTACTTACTTAGAGCGAGGTCTTACAAAATTTTTACCAAAAAATTTTGAAACGGTTCTTGACAAGAAATATGGAACTGATGTTTCAAATCAATTCACCCACCCTCCCAGGTACCCTGCTACTGCATCATTGCATCTTGCGCCTTACTTATTCATCCTGCACCTTGCGCCTTAGCTGCGCTTGGTGCTTGCTGCACGTGTACCTGTACTACATCGGATAGGGGGTGGAGGGCTTTTCGCCAGTCTTTCATTTCTTTTTCTCTTTCTACCCTCCCTGTATTTGTACTATCTATGTATACACTAAGTATAAAGAAAACGGGGCGGATATTCTCCGCCCCGTTATCTTGTCTACTAGTAGTCGGTGATATCCCCGTTATCATTGCAGAGGATACTTGCCAGTCCCTTACCCATATGATACTGGACTGCCGGAGGCGGCATCATTGTAGACTTGACGTTACCATATACCTTGCAGGCAACGGGCGCAACCTTGACAACCGTCGTTGAAGTATAGTAACTTGCAGTAGGGTTATCATGCGCCCGGCGCGCGCCAAGGCGGTTAGCCTTGGCGTACGCTTCTGTCTGTCGCCATTCGCGCCTCGCCGGTATCAACTGCGCCACAATAGCGCGAGTGTACTTGACCGCAGTCCAACGGGCCGCTTGCGCCGACTGTCCGACCGTTGCGCGCGCCGAGTCATACGCCGCTTTGTACACCATGTTAAGAACCGCGCGCCGGCCGGCGCGCGTTGCCAGCATAACCGGGAGCATAACATAATTAGCACCAGTCAACCGGAGCAGTCCCGATGCATACCGCCGCCGAACGTCTGCCCGGTCGAGTGCCGCAGGAAACATGGCGCAACCGGGCTTGCGTGCCGGACCCCGCCGCAAGACTAGTGTACCATCGGCCATGTGAGAGGACACGTCCGCCACAGAGTAAGCTTTTCTCATGTTATGCCCTTTCCATGTGCAACCGGTCAAGCTCCGCAACCGCCTCCGGGCAGTTAGCGCAAGCTAGGACCGTATCCCAAAACTCCAGCCATTCCCGCGCCGTCATTCCCAAAGCCATTTTTCACCGCCTTTCTACAGTGA